CAGGGTCATGGGCACCTCCATGCAGCCCGAGTGGCATGACGGCAGTCGCAGGCGTTCGCAGTGCTCTGCCACCTGTTCCTTGGTGCGTCGAAGGACGTACTTGTCCCTGATCGCCTGCAGCTTGCGTTGCACGGACAGCTTGAGGTCGTTGAGGAACTCCTTGGTCTTGTCGCGGTTCACCAGGTTGCCCCGATGGATGAGCCCGTAGAGCGTGGCAAAGTCCTTGAGGCTGTTGACGACCGGCGTACCCGTGATGAGCCACGTGGATTTGGAGCGCAGCCGCATGACCTCCAAAAAACTCTTGGACTTTTGGTTGCGCACGTGGTGGGCTTCGTCCAGTACCACGCGATCCCACTGCGTCAAGTAAAGCCCTTGTGACTTTTTGCTGAGTAGGGCTGTGTAGGACGTGATGGTGATGCCCTTGAGGGTTGGTGCGAAACGGGTCAGTTCCTTGTCCCACTGAGCCGTTACGGATTTGGGCGCGACCACTAGTGTGCGTCCCGGGTTGTTGCACATCATCGCGATGGTCTGAGCGGTCTTGCCGAGGCCCATCTCATCGCAAAGGAATCCACCGCCCTCTTTGTCCCGGGCGGTCATCCATCGGACCCCTTCATCCTGGTAAGGCTTGATGAGGCGTCCCACGAACATCGTGTAGGTTTTCTCTGAGAGGCAGGTTGCTTCTCGTCGGTACCTGAATAATTTTTAGTTGTTCTCTAATTTTCTCATAGCTCTCAAAAGAGTATAAACAAGCCGAAAAGTGTTTAAATTTAGATTTCTTGAATTCATATTTTGGCTTATAGCATTTTGTGATTCTTTGCTATCATAATACTTTCTGGCAAGAGAAACTGCCATATCAAATTGCCGAGGAGATAGCATATTGTTATTATTGTCACTGTTACTGTTATTGTTATTTAATTTTGTACGACGATAAAATAGTTTTGTTAAATATCTATGGATAGTTTTTATTAGTTTTTTCATATTAGTGTTCTGACTTTTGTAATTATTGACCTTAGAGATATCATTTAACATTTGATATTGCCACGCTATTTTCGCTGCACGGAAATATTCCGCATCACTGAAGATACGAGGGCTTTCATTGGTCAAATTAATGATTGTTGTTGAGGGATTGTTGTTACGTCCTCTCTTTGTGGCTCGAGCGGAGCGTGCAGCTGTCTGTCTGGCAGCAGCGTTGGCGGCGTTGCGAGCGGCTTTCTCTTCGGTAGCTTTCTCTTCGGCGCGGCGTCTGGCTGTGGCAGCGCGACGTGCGGCTTTCTCTTTGGCGGCTTTCTCTTCGGCGCGGCGTTGGGCAGCAGCGGTTGTTGGTTTTGTGACGCCGATTGATTTCACACCAAGTGAGGGTTTGGCAGTCTTAGGTCTTGCTGTGGAAGGCTTGCGTTTGGCAGTCTTAGGACAACCATTTGGAGTACTTAAATTTCCCCATGATAAAAAAGTCTTTTTTGCTGTATCAAGTATACCTACATTGTGATAAACAGATAATGGTAGCATACATTTTGGTAAACTTCCTTCTATAGCATCTACCACAATACACGCACCTTCGGTGTTTAGTTCTGAACATAACTCGCTTTCGTTTTTGTCTTTGATATAACCTTTACCCATTCTAATCATTAGTTGTTTGCCATATTCTTCCGTTTCTTTAACAAAACCAGATTTTTTATGACCAAAAATATTTGTTATTAAGTAAAGAAAATGAGCAACTTTCAAACCAGGCGTTAAGGGTCTACCGGAAAGATTTATGGTTCTCTTGTTTGTTGTTGAAAGTGTATTCATAACATTAGTATTGTAACGATCAACTGCTCTATAAATATCCACGCCAAGTAATTTGACAATAAATTTTAATTGATTTGATGTATTTGGTTTATTTGATATTGATATACCATTTTCTGATTTACTTTTTGAATTATTAAAATTTTTATTATTAAACCAAATTTCTGGAAAATTTTTTAATTGTTTTCCAAAATCATGAAAAGTATCAGCAATAGTTAAAAAATATTCAATTATTTTCATATTTGGTTTTACATTACTTCCATCAGCATTAGGATAAAAGAATATCCAATAAAATAGAATTAATGTTTTTAAAGATACGTCAGACATAAATTTACCGCTTACTTTGTAAAGATTTTCCACATTTAAGAACCATCCAAATAGATCACCTTGTGTAATTATCGGGAGATTTCCATAAGAAATAATTGGTTTAAGTTTTATACCTTTAGAAACTATATCTGGACCACCTTCCGTGAGGTTTGTATTTCGCAAATCCATTTTAATCAAATTACGAATAATTTTTACATTTTCTTCGTAACTTCCTTTTTTTGCTATTTTCACAAAAGTTCTTGGCGCATTCTTTTCATCAGCTTTTACGAATAATGTAGGTACATTTCTAACAACTGAAGCAAATGCAGCTATTTTATCAAATGATACAAAATATGCCTTTGAAAAAAACTTAGGACTTTTATCCGCAATAAGAGCATTGTAAATATCTTCTATTTTATTTGAAAATCTAATGTTTTCCATTAATGACAAATTATTTGGACGTGCAAAATAAAGACTTGAATCGTCAGCAACCTTTTTAGTAGCATAAAATTGGAGATAATCTAATATTCTCTTGTATTCAAGAGGACTTCCGCGATAAGGAATATTACCAGGTTTTTTAGAATAATTATTTAAAATCTTACTTATCTCACTTATAGATGCTGCAGACGCATTATTTTTACCTGATACAATATAAAACTTACCATTCGTAAATTTTATCAACGTAGTGGGTCCTCCACGTAATACTTGATTACCTTTTTTACCGGTAATTACTCCAGAAATAGACTTACTCTTATCAAGATCCCATTTACTTTCAACCTCAAGTGATGGATGCTCGTAACCAGATGCTTGTGATAATTCATGTGAAGCAAATGGACCTTCATATTCTACTGTATCGTCTAAACTCCAGCCACTTTTGTCATATCTGGCTATTACAAATTGTGGATTTATCTTACATAGTTCTTTGAAATTCATAACTACTTGATATTATTGGAGATATTCTTTTGGAGTCTCGTGAAAATTTGGCGACTTTCTGAACTATCCATCTTGTTCAATAATTTCATGAAAACATTTGCCCATTTTTTCTGTTGATCTTCTGAAACCACGCCATTCATTGTATTTGTTTTTGGATAATATTCTTCAACAAACATATTCATGATATTTTTAACCTTAACACCACCATAGATTTGATTGTATGAATATAATAAAAGCAAAACATAACGCCAGAATAACTTCTTTTCCATTCCTGGTCCCATTTCGTAAGTGAATGTAAGGTATGTATTAAGTAATTCTTGTTTAAGAATTGTACGATTAATATTATTTAATCTTCTTCCAACTCCAGGGAATTTTTTAGAATTAATGTATTTTATAACCTTGTTCTTTTGTTCCTGTGTAAGTTTATTGTTGAGTTTGTTTTTGTATTTTACATAATTATTTGCTTGTTGATTTTGTGTCATAGTGTTCCAATTTTTGACCAAATTGTTTAGTGTAATCACTTGCGTTTGGGTACCGGATCCGGAAGGTCTAACAGCAGTTGCCATTTTCTAATAATATCTCACAAATTAGTTCCGGTACGCTTGGTCAAGTTCATTCTTTGTGACCGGGATCATAGTCCATCCTTTGTAGTAGATTCCTGGAATTTCACCATTGCTCCTGCTGGCAATTGCTTGCCTGAAAGATCTAACATTGACAAATTTGGTTGGTACATTCTTGTTGTTAATTATCATACCCAAATGCCCCTCGATGGGTTCGTTGGTTTCGACTGTTGGTTTTAAGTTTCTTTTATAGTAGTTGATTTGGGTGATCGGTTCTGTGAATGTATTGTTGCCGGCGTTCTTTTCAATCAAACGCTTGAGCAGGATCGGCTTCAGGTTTTTCTTTTGTTCATTGTTCAAGTGCCTGTAGGGAAGATTGGTGAGTCGGGTGGTCATGGACTTTTTCAATAAATTCTTTATCTCCGGAGTCGCCGCGACATTGAGAATGCCTCGATTGATTTCACTTTTTGCGAGTAACATCTTCACCACCGCCGTGTTTCCATGTTTAGCCGCAACATACAAAGGTGTGTGTCCATCCCGGTCTGCCTTATTGGCGTCAGCACCCATCTTCAACAGCATCGCCACGATATTCGTTTTACCCAAAAAAGACGCTCCCCACAGAGGTGTCCTTCCTTTATTGTCCACTTTATTGACCTTGACACCAGGGACAGCCAGTAGCAACTTCATCACCTCCACGTGACCCTCATAGGACGCCTTGTGTACAGATGTTTCTCCTTCTTTATCTACCTTATTTGGGTCTGCGCCCGCCTCCAACAAAACCTTCACCACCTTTTTGTTGCCCCATGTGGTCGCGATGTGCAGAGGCGTGCGTCCCTCGCTATCCTCCTTCTTGATATTGGCTCCGTTCTGTAGCAGTTTTTTCACCGCGGTATCGTCGTTCTTCATTGATGCATTGAGAAGAATATCGTTTTTGTTCTTTGCCATTCTCTAATAATATCTCGCAAATTATTAGAATGGCCGAGCGCCGAGGATTTCAGACAGCCGTGTGGGGTCCGCCCGCGTGGATGTTTTTGCACACCCTGACCTTTGCCTACCCAGAGGAGCCCGACGAGAAGACCAAGCGGACCTTCATGAGGTTCTTTGGATCGCTATGTACAATCTTACCATGCAAGTACTGCCGGGCGAGTTACTCGAAGTACTGCAAGTCCACGGGACCCCTTGGGCTGACCGACGCCAACTTTGCCTCCAGGAAGACCCTGACCCGGTGGCTCTACAACATTCACGACGCAGTGAACCGGCGCATCGGCAAGACGGATCGTCCCAGTTTTTCGCAGGTCAAGGCGATGTATGAGCAGTTCGTGGCGCAAGCCCATGTGGACAACGAGAAGCAGCATGGGTGTGTGAATGGCAAGAAGAGACTCAGGTCGGTGATCCGGGTGGTTCCCAGGGAGTGTAAACTTAGTGGCAAGACCTTAAAGATTTACCGTGCTTGTAAGCAAAGGTATGTACTCTAATCCTCTGACCGGAAAGATCACAAAGTCACTCTACGAAGCCGAGTCAGGCAGGCGGTATATTCAAGTGGACAACATTCAGTTGAAGATACCGTGGCGATACGGAAGGCCGTATCAAATTCAATGTGACGACCTCAAGCCCATCATGGACTACAAGGTCGGTGAACAGGTTGAGGTGTGGTGGGAGATCAGTCAGTCCAGGATGATTCTTCGCCGTATTCGATCAGGTCCCCACACCTAGCGCACACCCACACATGAGGAACCCCCTCATGGTAGAACCTAACTCTAGGAGGTCCTCGGTGGATAGTGAAGTCTTGAAGTTTTTGCATAAGCTCTCCATACAGAAAGTCTGGGTAGGTTCCAGTTTCTCTATGGAAAATGACCACGACCGTCTTGGCGAGTCGGTGATTCACATATCTCGGATGGTCACACGTCTTATAATTCGTTAATATTTTATTGTCCAATAGTAATAACTGAAATATGTCGGGTGGTATTACGCAACTAGTAGCCGTGGGTGCCCAGGATGTGCATCTCGTAGGAAACCCGGAGGTGAGTTTCTTCCAGTCGTCTTACAAACGTCATTCTAATTTTTCCAGTGTGGTTGAGCGTCAGGTGATCCAGAACGTCCCGGCGAACAACGGTCTCTCATCGATCCGCTTCGAGCGTAAGGGTGACATGCTTTCGTATGTTTATTTTGTACCTAATAGTTCTCAGGATTCAACATTCCAGACAAACTGGAGTACTGTGATCGACAAGGTCGAATTGTACATTGGCGGTCAGCTTATTGACACACAGCATTTTGAGTATTCAACCAAGATCCATACCGACATCATGGCGAACTCGTTCTCCAAGTCGGCGTTTGGTTCCGCCCCCACCGGAGCTGACGCGAGCAGTTTCTTCTACCCTCTCAAGTTCTGGTTCGGCGAGAACTGGCAGTCTGCGCTTCCCTTGATTGCCCTCCAGTACCACGATGTGGAGGTTCGCATTTACTGGGGAACCGACATTCGCCCCGAGGTTGCTGCAATTGCGACTGCGATTGCCAATTACCAGAATGCACAAACTGCTGGTTTTGATGCAACAAAATCACCAGCAACTCATGCCGATCGTGCGGCCCTCGAGGCTGCATTCAAGGCTGCTGCTGATGCTCAAGAGGCTAACACTGGAACCACTCTTGTAAATGCACTTGCGGCAGCCGGTCTCACTTATACCGTTGATGCAGGTACTGGTTTGATTACCGGAGATGTTCTTGCGGACAGCGGGGCATCTAACTGGACCGCTACTTCTCTCACCTACCCGGTTACCGAAACCCTCCTGGCAGTTGCAAACTCTTCCAAGTTGGAGGCATGGACTCGTTACATCTACCTTGATACCGACGAACGTCGCATGATGGCCGAGAAGCCTATGGATATGCTCATTCACCAGGTTCAGCGCATTCCCAACCCCGAATCAAAGACCGCCGATCTCACATTCAATCATCCGGTCAAGTTCCTGGCGTCCACAGGTTCTAACTTTGGCGCAACGAACCGTCTTCTTCTTCAGCTCAATGGTGTTGATATTGGGGAGCAAAAACAGTCTGTGCCTCATTACAAACAGGTGTCTTCGTATTACCACACGCAGTTCGGAGCAGATCCGGCATCGAATGATTCTGGTTTCGAGAGTGTGACTCTGATGATTCCGTTCTGTCTGGATGCCTCTAAGCTCCAGCCCACAGGCAGTTGCAACTTTTCGCGAATGGATTCAGCGACCCTTCGTCTGCCAAACTCTACAATCAACGCGGCTATCTATGCGGTGAACTACAACGTCCTCAGGATCCAGAATGGGATGGGTGGGTTGCTTTACGCAAACTAAATATCTAACAAACTTATAGTAATATGTCACCTGGCGTTACACTTGTTGTTGCTGGACGGGATAATCCCCTAAATATAGATCCAGACGTGTCATTTTTTAAGACTTTATACAAACGCCATACGAACTTTTCTAGTGTTATTGACAAGTTGACTCTTCAGACAAGACCAGCCAATAACGGTACTTCAACGACCCGCGTAGAGGTCAAGGGGGATCTCCTTTCTTACATGTACATATCAAATGATTGGGGTAATACCACAGAATCTGTGCCACGCAAGTGGAGTAGGGTCATAGATAAAGTAGAACTTTTTATAGGAAACCAACTGATAGACACACAGTACTACGACTACTCCGCTAAAATCGCAACGGAGGTTCAGGCGCCTACTCTATCCAAAAGTATAAAGGGATCGAGTGGTTCTGAATATAGTTATTTTTATCCACTGAAGTTCTTTTTCTGTGAACACTGGGCATCATCCATACCACTAATTTCACTCAATTACCATGACGTGGAAATTGTTATTCATTGGGGAGACCATATTTACATAAATAATATACTAGAACCTTATTTGGCAGAAGTGGAACAATACAGGAATCAAAACATTAGTTATACAGATTTACTAGAAGATATAAATCTGTATCAAAATGTTTCAAATACCGACGTCTATACGAATGTTCAGGATAATATCACTATTTATCAAGGTGTAGTTATCCCTCCAGTAGATGATTATACAGATGTTAAGGATGATATAGCTATTTATCAAGCGATTGATACAAATGATTACGCCAATATTAAAAATGATATTCTTGTATATCAGACGTATGGATTTACGGATGTTTACTCTAATTTAAGTACCGATGTCACGAACTACCAAGGTGTCACTATTCCATCTACGGGTCAGTACATAGACTTTCAATCAAACATATCGCTTTATCAGGCAGCAACAACGGATGTTGAACGTATTAATGATGCGAGCAATGTTGTGGGTGGTTTTAGTAATTTGATACCAGAGCCTATTCTGACTGACGATAGAACGTACTATGTTGCGGTGAAACAGGTGCTTGGTAATTATAAATATTATATAAACGGCGAACTTCAAGCAAATTTGACATTTCGAAGAGGTTCTACCTATATTTTTAATCTCTCGAATGGAGACACTTATACAAATCATCCTCTACGTTTTTCAGAGACTCCAGATGGGACACATGGCGGGGGCGGGATTTACATCGAAGGTGTTACTTTGGATCCATTGACTAAAACTGTTACGATAGTTGTAAGCGAGACTAGTCCTGATACCCTTTACTACTTTTGTACAATCCATAGTGGTATGGGTTCAATGATTACGGTTATGGATGAACGCGTGGTCCCGACTTACCAAAGTTTGACAGATGGTTACATCATTTATGATAACCTGACAGATAGCTCTGGGTCATTTCTAGCTTCGGATGCACTGAACGTCTTTATTACCTCCTTGAATAGTTCTGAAAAAATAACTGCTTCTACCGATGTTATATCTGACTTCAACAACCTTTCAGTGTATCCTTCGAATATTCTCACACAAAATGTTATTACCGGATTCCTTACTTATGACGGGACCGAAGATACGGCTTTGGACTATGCACCAACGAATAGTCTGACCGCTTTTATGGATACGCGCGTTATTGAGGAAAGGAGCAATCTGGCAGCAAATTTGGTTACAGATCATGGAGCAATAACGGATACTGGTAACACGCTTACATTCGCGACCTCTACTGGTTTTTTGACCTACACGACAACCACTCCGTCGGCGACGTTGGTAGACTCCATAACTGGTTTTGATGCATCAGATCAATTAAGTACCAACATGGGTATTTACAATAATGTTATTCGCATAGACGCTGCCCAAACACTATCAGCGTCATGGGCTATTACTGCGGATTCTAGTGCACCCTATTCAAACACATTCACTATAGATGGAACCACTGGATACATAACATATGAATCTGTAGTAGATAGTTATGGATCATTTGAAGGATCAGACCTTCTGAATAATGTCATGACCGAATTTCACAATTATGAGCGGTCTAATATTGCACAGGATGTGATTGACTCACATCTACTCGCGACATTAGATTCAAATGTCGTATCAAAGACGGATCTTGAAGGATTCATTGTCTATCAGGATCTTACAGATACGGTAGGGCATTTTACGGCTAGTGAACTTCTTAACACGGTGATGGGCAGTGGACATCATGCTATTCGTCTTGCGGCGTCTTCGAATGTTTTGAATTCGTACGCAACATTGAATCCTCTGATGTCAAACGTTCTTACCCGAAACGAAGAGACGGGTTTCTTGATCTATAACGGGACTCTCACGGACACAGACGCAAACCCACCCAACTATCCAGCTTCTGATGCACTTATTGTAGACGTGAGCGCAAATAGGATTACTAACAGAGAATCTAACTCAAGTAATGTTATAAACAATTATCCAGACGTTCCTACTATCATAGCTCCAGCACCCACGCGCGACCCTGTAGACTATTTCATCACATTCAACGGAAACGACGAAGACACAAATGCGGCGTATCCAAGTGGTAACGCTTTGATAAATTATATTACGCAAGTGAAAAATAATTACGAATCTTCTGATTTCGAACTGATGGGAAGATTTATCTACTTGGACAAAGACGAACGCCGTTACATGTCAGAACGTTCTGCGGATTATATCATAACCCAGACTCAGAGGATTCCTGCTCCAAACAAGAAAGATGTGGAACTTAATCTAAATCACCCTATAAGTTTCATAGCTTCGACTGCAAGTAACTTCAATGCGTCAAACAAGATGCTACTGGAACTAAACGGCGAACCGGTGGGAGACCCAAAACCAGCCGTGCCTCATTATAAACAAGTATCTACGTACTATCACACAACATATGGTTCAAATCAATACACAACCATGATGTATCCATTCTGCCTGGATGCATCAAACAAGGAACACACTGGAAGTCTCAACTTCAGTCGATTGGATTCAGCCAGACTTACACTGGATCAAGCCATCAACGGTGATATCTACGCGGTCAATTACAATATTCTTAGGATTTCGAACGGGACTGCTGGGTTACTTTATGCATAGTCCCAAGCGCCTTCTCTGCCTGATCCTTGGGCATAAACATAAGCCATGCCACCGTCATCCTCTCCTGAGTGAGCGTTCCGTCCTTCTTCATAGCGGCGCATGCATCTTGAAATTTCTTTACGTAGTCCATAATGGAATTTCAAGGTGTTACTTCTTTAATTGGTCTTTGGAACCTTGAGCAGCGGGACATCCGCCGAGAAGCACCGGGTGATGCTGTTGGCAGGCACCGAACCCACACGCTGCAGATCGGTGATGGACTTGAGCATATCAGGCCCCATCTTGGCGATCAACTGGCGGTACTGGTAGTTAAGAGGATATGCAATACCATTATCAGCCATGATCTTATCATTGATCAACTGGTTCGAACTGTAAATCGTGAAGGCGCGACCATCGGCCATACCAAGACGCTGAGACATCTTTACTTATTCAGTAGATAAAAATCCCTGATCCTCTGGTGAAATGATTCCATCTGATGAATCATTCTGACATTCTTTTCCTTGAAGTCGATGAAGTCTCCCTTGACCTGTGGATCGTAGAGAACCCTGATCAGGAACTTGTAGGCCATGGCGATATCCTTGAAGTTCTTGGCACCCGACATCACGATGCTACCCGTCTTAAAAACACTGACCGTCATATTGAACATCTTGGCTTTCACTGCTGAGTAGGTTTCTGGACTGTAAGACGTCTTTTTTACAAAGTTTTTGTGCTTCTTGTAAAGATCCAGTAAAGCCATCTGATCGATGCCGTGAGGAAGACGGAAAGTTGCATTGATCATCTGTGTTTCCATGGGTGACACGGGTCTTTTAGTGGTCTCAGGAAAGACCTCATCTACTATTTTTTGAATATCCTGGATGATCTCGAGACCTTCCATTGGTGTAGATGATCCTGTCACGTGAATCTTTCCGTTTGGAAACAACTTGACTGAGCGTTTTTTGGTTTCACCGACATCCTTGGACAGCGTCAGTGAGTTATTAAAGTGGTTCGTGCCCACGTTCCAGCCATCGGTTCCATCAACGAACTTCTCCTTGAAAGTCGCAAGAGGGGTCGCGATACTATCCCTGCCTCCCATGACCGTCATCGTGGATACCCTGGGCAATGATGGTTTAGATCCTTGGATCCCATCGCGCGCTTTGATGATGTTTCCAAGAAAGTTTCGAAAGTTTATGGCTTCCATATTTAAAAGTAAAACGCACCACTTCTTTAATATGAGATGTGGTCACTGTAAGAAGAAGAAGATGATCTGTATTCCATGCGATCACTGTGATCACACGTCTCTGTGTACCTCTTGTATCCAACTGGAGTTTCATGAGTGTTCAGGTATCCTGAATAAAATTCAGTCCGAGAGGGATACAATAGAAAAGCTAAACCCTAAAATTGAGGGCGACAAAATTACAAAAATTTGACGAGGGTCAAAACACTGAGGGCTATGAGAATAGCGGCGGCAGTGTTGCCTGCGAGGTTGGCAGCGTCGATGCTACCGATCATGCCCTCCTTTTTCACCAGGATGGAGTCGTCTTTGACCTTGGGCGTCATGTCCCAGGGAGGAAGTGAATAGTTGCGCTCTGGTACAGGCTTCCGGTTGAGAGGATAGTCCTGAGATCCAGGAGTGCAGTAGTAGGGGGTCCTCCACCCCGCGGCGATGGTCTTCTCGCAACCCGGACTCGGCTCTGTCATCTGGGTCTCGAGAGGTCCCCCGAGAGCATCTCCTGTGGGGCGAACCGCGTTCACGAGCGCCACCTGGGGTTCACTGGACGGTGCGTAGACCGTCTTGTAGGCACCACCCAGCGGAACACCAGGGGTGAAATTCATCGGGTCTGCGTACGGGTTGATCTTATTGAGGGAAATCCCGTCATTCAGTCTCATGTAGGACGACATCCTTACTTATTATACGGTTTGAATAAATTCCCACTTGAGTATCTTGCACATGTCCTTCCAGATGACATCCTGTTGGGTGAGTTTCTCTTTGGACTTCAGAAGTGGAAAATAGGGAAGATACTGATCTTCGCCAAGCAATTCGCAAAACTTATAGAGAACATAGGGGTAACTCAGAAAGTTCTTGCGATCCTTGGGACATACCTGGTCAAATGGTTCTTGTATTTCATTGAACATTAATCTTAGACGCTCCTCGAGTGCAACTGGCATTTCAGGAGGTCTCACACCGGTCAATATGTTGGCGATGTAAGGTATGTGTTCATAGTATTTATTTTGACGCAACTTTTTCAAGAGACCCCTCACCTTGGCGTGAGTTATCTTGGAAATTTGTTCGATCCTCTGTTTCTTGAGTTCGTAACGCAATTGTTCTATCAGTTCATCTGGAATACTGGCTGTCTCCTTTCCTTGAAATTGTTGCACCCACTCATTGAAGTGGTTCTGTCTTTTATACGAATACTGAGTGTTCTTTGAAATGTCCTGTTCATCTTGATAGGACAGCCTGGTAGCTATGTAATTTTCACATGCACCACAGTCCTGACACACGATTTCTCCGTCAATATCATTTTCATAAACGTTCGCCGAATTACACTGTTTACATCTATCTACGGCTACGGTGTTTTTATCAATAAAATCATTATCGGTCACTGTCGTGATGTCTTTTTCCACGACACGCATGTATTCCAAAAATATGTCGCGTCTACAATTTTCCTCGTGATATCTGTGTATGAAGGGTGCCGCCATTGTGATGTAGTCGTGAAGTGTCGAGGGATCATTTTCATATTCCTTTATTTTCAAATTATACCTCTCGAGCAAACTCATTTAAAGAAAAATGTCACTATAACTTTAAATGTATAAATTACTTGTCAAGTTGGCTGGGTGGTGGTACAACGAAGATCATTACCGAATCACGATGCCCTTGAAGATGATTTATGATATCAACACCAAAAAGGATTGTATGTTCCCATCGTCTGAGTGGAAGAGAATTATGGAAGGATGGCCGTTGATGAAGTCAGGCGATACCTATGTTACATGTTACTACCCTGACTTCAGAGACGCGATTTATGTTTTGAGAAGGAAGAAGCCCGAGTGTGTAGAGAATATTCGTTACGAGCAAGAGTACACCTATCGTGGTTCACCTTATTCCATGGTGACTAGGGATCCTATGCGCAGGGTTAATGATATCATCGAGGATGAGGATGAGCCCAGGATGAAGGGTCCCATCATGATCCAAAAGGTCGAGGCTATAATGGAAGATGGTGAGGTGATCATGTGGGACACTGCACGGTTCCTTCGGTACGCGGGACCGAGGTCGGACTTTCACAACGTCAAAGACATCCGTATGAGGGATCTATTTGACGCGAATGAGGAGTTGCCAGATGAGTGGCACGTCTACATGTTTGGTAAGAAGATTGTCATCAAGAAGGACGATGAACTTACTCCTCAGACTTTGGTGCCAGGTAGAACCTGAGTTCACCTAGAGAAGTAACCTTATACTCCAGGACGAGAGGCATCTCCTCTCCGTGGTGGAGAAGTTTCATATTGGAACACATTGAAGTAGCCTTGGTGAACAAATTGAGATACTTCAAAGAAAATGTATCTTTCATAGACTCGAACTTGGTGGTATCCGAATCAATGTCATATTCGGTGTACTGCTCGGCAAAGTCGCCAACGCACCTGAACCCAACCTTTTTATAGGAACGCTCTATCGTCAATTCAGAGCCAATATGGGAAATATCTCTGCAAAGTCTCTGAAAGTCTACGGTCTGGAAGGTCGTGATGCTGACCACTGGCAAGTTGGGAGCGTCGAACATTTCATCATTGATATCCAAAAGTCTAAGATTAAAATGACTCCGACTCTTCTTACCACTATTCTCGATGGATATATTGAGCACGTGGTTTTCTTCAATTTTCATCACCAGTACGTCATTGGTCGTAACTGACTTCAAAACTCTGAACACGTTGGTAGTGTTAATACCAACAATAATTTCATGTTCACATGAATATTCTTCAAACTGTGTGGCATCTAAGAATAGTTCCACCATGGCTGTGCGAGCATTGTCAAGGGTCAACATGTGGATACCCTTTTTGCTAAAAGATACATTAACATCGTTGAGGATGTCTTTCAAGACCTCAAAGATATTTTTAAATGCGGATGCTTGAATAGTTTTCAAGAACATTTACTAGATGTAGTGCGCGTTTTCTTTAAGTAATCACGATCATAAAGGTCTTTGAGAAATTGTTTGAATCCTTCTTCACCGCGATCGTCGATGAACTCCTTCCATGATGAGTAGCCTTGTTTGTAGGAGTACACATTTCCCAGTGACTTGTGAACTTCGTCCGGTCTTCTGATCATTTTTTAGTTGGTGACTTTCTTGTTTATCTTGGCTTCCAACTCGGGGGTCATCATGGGTGCCAATGGAGCACCATAGGATTCCAGATCAAAAAGGCCTGGTGCATTATTGGGATTTCCATCAAACGAAGCAAAAGCCGAATGATCAAAGGATTCCACTTCGGTTGGCATCATAGAGAGAACCCACTGCTTGACCTCCGAACCCATCAAAGGTCTTCCGTCCTTGGTGATCAATGCAGGAACGTGGGTAAGCACCTTGTGATAATCTTCTGGGATGGGTTCTTCATGAATATTTTGATACTTGATTTGGTCTTTGATAGGACATTGATCCAATAGTTTGAATATCTCAAGACAGTGTTGGCAGCGTGGACTGTACAACATGATCGCAAACATGCTTTCTTACAAGCGTCGGTGAATTTATCAGGGGATATAATTTCGCACCATTATATAAGATGCGTATGCAGACTATATTTATCATCGTGCTGGTAGTCGCTATTGTTGGCTACCTCGTCATGAACCGTGAGGGTCTCAGGTGGGATCGTGGATTTGCTGGTTTTCGTCCTGCTGTTACCGGTGTAATTACAGAGGGAAATCTTGATATCACCGGAAACCCAGTAGAGGACGTGGCAGTAAAGGCTCTGATGATTAAGAAGATTTTGGATGCCACCACCAAAGAAATATTTGACACCAAGGGTCTCAAGATGTTCCCAATTGAGACGATCTTTATCCAGGTGTTTGACTCTCCTGATAAGATTAAAGAACTCAAACAGAAGCGTCCTGATGTTTACCAGTCCTATGTAGAGTTCCTTCAGGCTCGTGACAAGAGTGCCTTACTTACCAGGGGTGGAGATGGTACCGAGCAGGAACAATTGAGCCGCGCCGCTCTGATTAGTTACCTCGATACACTTAAGCGTGATCAGGACTATAATACGGTTCCTGATAATGTCCCTGCTACCTACCGGTGTCGCTTCATGCTCCTCGAGACAGAGCGATTCTATGGAACCGAGGTGGATGTGATCGCCATCGGAGACGAACAGGGTATCAAGATTCAGGGCATCACTAGTCAGCCCTTGAAGGATGGTAGTAAGATCAAGGCTTTCCAGGATCAACTTCGGGTGGGAGAATGGATGTCCTACGACACCATTGCCAACGCCAATGTGCCCAATAAGAGCGCCATGGCGCTTGTCGATAAGGCGGTCAAGGAAAAGTGGGGCGACGGCGAAGATCAGAGATACATCAATACCATTGAAGCATCAACCGAGTGGCTAGCGAATAATCCAGATGAATTTGAAAATCCGGATACGCCTTATTTGCGATAGGAAAAACTTTAGAATTAGTAGACAATGCCTCTGAGAGTGGACGAGGTACAACAGATCGACCACAGAAAGCGAGAGCTAAAAAAGAAACTCTATACGGAGCTATACGAACGCGCCAGCACCAAGGTGAGGCAAGTCGCCGATTTGGGACTGCACGAGACCTGGGTGCAGGTGCCTTCGTTCCTTATAGGATTTCCATCTTTTGACGTGGTCAAGGCAGCCCAGTACGTCGAGCGCCAGTTCATCAACGGTGGCTTCTTCACCCAGTTGTATGAAAACGGACAATTATTCGTTTCATGGTATCCAAAGACGTCCAAAAAGAAAGCCAAGACCAGACCAAAGCCAAGTGAACCGGAGAACGAGTTCGCATCCCTGGCGAACCTCAAAAAAGCCGCGGACAAATATCGCTGAATTAAATACGTTTTATCAGTAACTATGGACAATAACCTTAATGTTCTTGTGGAAGCCAAGAAGGAACTATTGAATCAACTTTCGTCCACCATTCTCCCGAGTGCACTGGACTGCATGGACTCGCTCTATGCCGAATCCAAGGTGGAGACCCAGGGACGCAATACGCTCAAGGCGTTTCAGGAGAAACTCGCCAAGATTCCCCAGTGGAACAACTATCAGATTGATAACGAGGTGGGAAAGTGTGTGGATCGCTGTGGAGGATGTCTGGATGAGATGACAGCGGCATGCTTCGTGGCCACGGTCAAGATCATTTCTTCGGTCAGGCTCTCCAAGGATTCTCGCAAGGTGTCGCTGAAGATTCCCACCAACGACGTATTCGTCTTGGGTGTCTATACAAATGTAGCTAAGCGGATATATGAAGATCCCTATATCTATCAGGAGGTCATCAGCAGGAATGACAGGCGCAAGGATCTGCTCAAGCGAATGGATGGCGTGGTCGAGGAGACAGTCAAGGAGATGCTTCCGATCAACCAGATTCTGAAAACCTATCTGAACAAGAATGCTGTGGACGTAATGAATGGCGAACCCATGGAGCCCGAACCGGAGCCGGAGATGGAGCCCGAATCGGACATGTTTCCTGGAGGCGGCGAGTTACCAGTGGAGGACGAACCTGAAATGCCAGATGACTCGATGGAGCCCATGGAGACCGAGGAACCCATGGATCACACAGAGTCTCTCGAGACACCCACCCCGGAAATGCCACAGGAAGAAACCAAGAGTTTTACGTTCAACGACAAAATCATGAAGAGGGCACCGATGCCATCGATGGGCGAAGAAGAGGACTTTTCTATAAATCCCAGTGCGAACCGTTAAACATACTAAAATCTACTTTATTTAATAATGATCAGCGATTCACTTAAAAATCCTTTGGTCGCGGCATTGGTTGGTGCGATCGTCACGATGGGCTATATCCAGTTGGTGGCTCGTCTCAATCGAGAGGCACCTCCCAGGAATGCCGATATGATCAAGCCAGCAATTCTGAATGCCATCTTGGTGGGCATGATCGTCTATCTCGGTATCTCCCAGCGCGAGGAGATCTACGAGACTCCTTTCCCAGAAGTTAGTCGCGGTATGTAATTAAAGATTTTAGTCTAATTAAATAATACTATGGCCAGCGTAGATACATTCAACGAACTTCTTTTGCAGTTTGTGGATGAGTTGGCTCACACGTTCCCAGAGAACACCATTGTGAAGACCTACAGGAATACGGTCAGCATGTTGATCAAGAAGGATCCTGGTGTCTGCCTGGAAACGTTTATGAAGAATGTGAAGCCCCATGAGGATCTCATTCGCAATCAGGATGAACGCATCTTCGAGGAGCTTTCACGAAGTTACGGAATTCTCAAGACGCTTGACCTCGAGTCCATGTGGAAGTCCGAACTTTCGGACAACAGCCGGTCGGCCATCTGGCAGTACGTCCAGGGACTCTATGTCCTCGGAAACAATGTCGGTGATGAGGAGATTCAGGCGTCCCGCCAGACCAATATGGACTTTTCTCCGGAGAAGATCAACCAGATGTTTGCACCCCAGGGTTCCGACGGGGGAGACAATCCTTTGGCGGGTCTGCTCGGAAACCTGATGAAGCCCGAGATTATGGAAGAGATGACTGCCAAAGTTGAAGAACAGTTTGGCGACGGTCAGGGGGGGTTGGACGAGACCAAGATCATGAGTGCTCTCGGGCCTCTGATGGGAAACCTGACCAAGATGCTTGAAAAAAATAACTAGTCAATAAATAAGAATGGAACAACCGTGGTTTAGAAATCCATCGCACTTGTTTGCCAAGAACAAGGTGCTGATCTTTTGGCCTTTGGCTAAGCAGAATCCCGTGGAGAGGCTCAACGCTGCCACCCGATTCGTTCTCTACACCATGGCGATCCTTTACGTGATTAATCGCGACATTAGGGTTATTTACCTGGGTCTCACGGTTATTATGGTGATGGCGTCGATGTTACTGGCCGGTGGCATCAAGGAAGCTATGAGACCCGCTTCGTTTGAGGAGGAAGGGGTCAGGTTCAACGCGATCACCCCAGGAAAGACATGCGAACAGCCTACCAAAGATAATCCGATGGCAAACGTGCTTCTCTCGGATTACATCGACAACCCGAAGCGACCGGCGGCGTGCTACTATCCGACCGTCAAGGACAAGGTAAAGAAGTTCCTGAATGAGGGTACTCCCACCGATCAGGCTGATGTCTATTCAAGCCGAAACCAAGCGTTCCGTTCCTTCTACAGCATGCCATCCACGACCATTCCCAACGACCAAGGTGCATTTGCTCGCGCTGCCTACGGGCCGGTGGTAGACAAGGTGTGTCGCTCGGAGGGAGGTGCATGTTACCCCAACGACGCTTCCATGTTCGGTCAGTCCAGGATGCCCGAACTTCAGCAGATTAGGGGCACCTTCGGAAGTGGTGTTAAGGCTTCCACTTAAAATATTGGGTGATAGTAATATGGCTTATCAGCTTAATACATCGTCGGTTCTTTTGGATGCAGAGAGTCTGCCGGTGAATTGCGCCTACGATCATGTGGTCGCGCCGCCAGTGGTCAGTAACCTCAACTACGCCGGTTCGGGTCGTGCCTCGACGCCCATTTATGGGACGTCTCCCTACATGGCAGGCAAGGGTGCTCCAGGAAATCTGATTATGGTCGAGGATATGCTTCGCCCTCAGTCCACGACGTTCTTCAAGAAGGGCTATCAGGGTCGTGGATATGATTTCCCTTCCAAGGACATGTCGTGCTCGGTGCCGCTCCGAACCCGGTCGTGGGATCCCACGAGCAGCCGGGCGGATGTCCAGAACGTTCTTTTTGAGCGTAGATACAAGTGATTTTTAAAATCTACTCTAGTTTTAATATGGACCCATTGAGTCTTGTGGCCTTGTTAGGGATTGCTGTGGCAGGTCGTCAAATTGCCAGCAGTGACCGCAAAGAAGGTTTTACTCCA